TTCTTCAAAATATGCAAATGATCAAGCCGTTATTAAGAAGATCGAAGGGTCCGGATATGATGGAGGTCTTAAGTGGGATTCTCAGCGCGTAATGTATGTTCTCGATATGGACAACTTGAAAGATGGATGGGAACTACTTGAACTTTCTTATTCTCAATACAAAGAGCTTGAAGAAAGAAAAATCAAACTTTGGGAGAAGAATCTTAAAAAGGATAGAAACATCTCCCCATGCCCTATTTCTTCAATACAGGCAAATTGTGTCTTAATAACCAAGAAGACAGAAAACAAAAAGACAAAATACTTGTTCGATATTGATCGCGATATTACAGAAATTACTCAGGATCAATTGAGTTCATTGCTTAAGATGCCACGTATCCCAGATGTGATTTATCGTTATACAAGATTTCATTTGGAAGCTACAATAACTTTCTTGAAGCAGTTTGAAGAAAAACTCAACATTGACGTTATGAGTTCTCCTGAAATAAAGGAAGTTATTGAGAAAATCAGCCTGGAACTTCCGGCAGATGATAAGTCTCATTTTTCAACCGATAAGAAAGATACTGAAGGTGGGGGCGATGCCAGTGATGCAATGACAATTGATGATTTGTGGGACTCGTATGACGATCTTGTCAAAAACGAGATTAGTGACAAATCTGAAGAGGGATTAAAATTCCGTGAAGACATTATGGACTTCATCGAAGACAACAAGCTCACTACCAGAACAAGAGGAAAGTCTAACAAAGAATTGCTGTTAGCGATTGACGATGAACTTGCCGAAATAAACGGTGATGATGGAGACAAGCCGAGTGATAAAGACGTCATTCCAGCAAAAGAGCCTCCAGTAAAAAAAGAAGTTCCAAAAGAAGAGCCTAAGGTTGAGGATCCTCCTAAAGTTGAGGACAAAAAAGACGAAGGTGAAGACACTGAGAGACAATCAGTAAGAGACCGTAGAGCTAGAAGAGAAGCTCCAGTACAAGAAAAGGTAGCCGATGAGGAGTCAGATGATGCTCCAGCAGCAACAGCTTCTGAAACTCACGAAGTTCCATCTGAAAGAAGACGCGCAAGAAGACCACGTTAATTATAGAGATTGTTATTTATTTGGGGTATGGAATGTTCTGTACCCCATTTTTTAACCAAAAAATATGGAAGCAAAAATACTTTTAATGAATGATATGCACATTTCAACTGATAAAATAAGTGATTTTGTCAAGAATTGGAATGAAGCATTGGATATATGCGAAGAACATAAAATTTTAGATCTAGTTATTGGCGGAGATATATGGACATCTCGCGCTGGGCAATCCTTAGGTGTTTTAATGGCTGTAAGGACGTGTATTTTAAACACTACAAAAAAGGGAATACATCTTACCATTGCAGAAGGTAATCATTGTAAAGAGGACTTAGAATCGGTTATAGGGTATAGCCATTTATTTAGTGAATATCAAGATGTTGATGTTGTTGATGATTGGATGCTACTAGAATATCCTCAATTCAATTTTTATGTAATGAGTTACTTTCCAGAAAATGGAAGCTTCCCTGATAGGATTGCTGAATTATTGGAATCTGAAGGGAAAGAACATAATGCTGGATCAGATATACTTTATATTCATGAAGGAGTAGCTGGAGGGTTAATTACACCGGCACCACATGAGTTGCCAGCAGAAGTAGTTAAAGACTTCAAATATGTTCTTGTGGGCCATTATCATGATCGCAAAAAGATTCCCAATACAAATGTTCAGTATATTGGGGCTTCTCGTCAACATTCTTTTGGAGAAGACGAAGAAAAGGGGTACACGATAGTATATGAAGATGGGTCTCAAAAATTTATCAAAAATGAAGTGAATACCAGGTACCAGACTATTGAAGTTGAATCTGATCAAATTAATGGTAAGTTGTTCGATTTACTTGGAGAATACAATGCTTCTGGGAAATACAAAACTCGTATTCGTGTTAACTGTAGCGATAATGAGGTACTTGCGATTGATAAACAAAAGATTATTGATGCTGGAGCTTCCAAGGTAGAAATCATTACGGCTTCCAGAAAGGCTGAGATCAAATCTTTGGATATGGGATTTAAATTTGATAGAGACGGTATTAAAAAAGAATATGTAAAGTTCTGTTCTGATAAATCCATTAAGGATATTGATTTTGGAATCAAATATATTGATCAAATTAAAGCTATATAACAATGTGGGGATTACGAAAAGTAAGCGCAGAAAATGTATGCGCGTTTAAAAAACTGGAATATTATATCAATCAAGGTCACTGTACATTGATATTCGGTCACAATGATGATAACGACTCTCAGAAGTCAAATGGATCTGGTAAATCGGCTCTTATAGAATGTATTTCAGTAGGAACCACTGGAGAGATCCTAAGAGATGCTAATGCTGAAGAAATAATTAATGACAGTTTTAATGATGCAACTGTTCGTTTAGAATATGAAAATCCTTCTATAAACCAAATTCTTGTTATTGAGAGATTTTTTGAAAGAAAGAAGTCTTCCGTTGTTAAGTGTTATATTGGGAATGAAGGAAACGACCCAGAGCCAATAATTAAATCTAGTGTTGATGAATATAATAAATTTATATTAGACACACTCGGACTTACCAAGGATGATATATTCCATAACTACATCTTATCTCAAAACAAATTCAAGAGTTTTTTAAAGGCTTCAGATAGTGGTAAAAAAGACATTATCAATAATTTCAGTAATGGAAACAAAATTGATGAAGCTATTGAACTTCTTCATGTAGATATGGATCCAGTTGTTGATATGTTACATGAAGCCGAAGAGAAAACTTCAAAATATTCAGGAAAGGTTTCAGCTATTGAGGAACAAATATCACTTGCTGAAGAGAACGAAAAAATTGCGTTTTCTAACAAGCCGTCAAAAATTTTAGAATTAAAAACTAAAATATCCGATGAAAGAGGTAGTATAAGGCTGAATAAAGATAACATATCCTTTAATGAAAATCTTCTTGGTGGTATAGACATTGCCGAGGAAGAGTTAGAGAAGCTTGAAGATAATTCAGAGCTTAAAACTGAGGAGGTGTTCCATAAGATAAATGAAGCACTTAAAACTGCAAAGATCAATGAGATAAAAGACTACTTATCTGAAATTTCTTCAAAACAATGCGAACTCACTGTATTGAAGGTAAAATTAGATGTTCAATCAATAAACACTTCCGGTAAAAATTCAGAATTGAGTAGAGCTAAAAAAGATTACGAGAATCTTGTTTCTAATTATGAAAAATATAAAGAAGATTTTCCTCAGAAACTTGGGAAGGTTGCTGAAAAGCTCTATGAGATAAATAATAAAATAACTGCACTAAATAAAGAAAAGAGTGATTATGAAGCAAAGAAAAGAGTATCTGAAAGTAAAGTGGCTTCGGCTATCAATGTTTTGGCCGGAGTTATTGTGTGCCCGAAGTGTAAGCATGAGTTTGTATTGAATGATAATGTAGATGTTGAAGAAGAAAAATTGAATCTTGAAAGTTATAAAAAAGAAGTAGAACTTATTGATTCACAGATTAGTAAAAGCAAAACTAATATTGAAAAAGCTAATTCTTCCGTTCAAGAAACGGAAGCTTCAAAGGCAGCTCTTTTAAATGAAAAAAACTCTTTAGCAAACAAAATCACAGAATTATCCACCAATGTATCCAATTTAAACAATAATTACTTATCTTTGTCACGCGAGCTTGATACTATTAATTCAAATATAGAAAGTATAAATTCTTTCATATCTGGAATCCGTGGTAAAATGTTCGATGAGGCCTATCAAATAGTGGATGATGCAACTAGTTTTTATGAAGCTAAGAATAAAACTTGCAAGAGTAATATTTCAGTTTGCGAAGGAAGTATAGCTTCATATGAGGAGGCTATTGAAAATTTAAATAAACCAGTGGTAGATAGTACTACTCTTGGTGGTTTAAAAAAATCTCTGGAACAATACAAAAAAGATTATTCTAATATAGTTAAAAATCAAGAGGAAGTAGCTGAAAAAGTTGAAGGATTTAAGGCACAAGAAGCCTTATACGTTGACTTTAAAACTTATTTAGCGAATAAAAAGATTGACTCTCTTTCAGATATTACCAATAAGTTTTTAGAAAAGATTGGTAGTGATATACGAATCAGTTTTTCCGGGTACACGGTCCTTAAGTCTGGAAAAATAAGAGATAAGATTTCTATTTCATTGCTTAGAGATGGGGTTGATTGTGGATCTTTTGGAAAGTTCTCAGAAGGTGAAAAAGTAAGAGTTAATATGGCTAATATACTAGCTATGCATCAATTAACTAATGAGAATTGTGATACCGATAAGGGGCTTGATTTGTTGATTGTAGACGATATATTAGGGGTTTCAGATGAATCCGGCATAGAATCAATGGCAGTTGCAACAGATACTCTAGGAATAACTGTATTAATGATCTCTCAGATGGATATAGCTGAAAATTATCCTTATCGGACCATGATAAGAAAAACAAATGGAATTTCAAAAATTGAAGAATAATGAAGAAAATTGAAGAAAAAATACCATACAACGACCTTGGAATAACTGGTGATAATTTATTGTCATTAGATATAGCCACTCATTGTGGGTATTACTCTAAACATTCTGCTGGAACTTGGGACTTTTCTAAAAAAGGTATACATGAAGAAAGCTGCCACTTAAGTTTTTACAACAAGTTAAAAAGTTATTGCACACTGAACAATATAAAGATGATAGTTGCAGAAGATGTAAATGTAAACAATCATTTTATAGACATGAGAAAGTTATGTGAATTTAGGGGCATTCTTTTTCTTGTATGTGCAGAACTTGGTATGCCTCATCCAGCGTTTGTAAATGTTGTATCTGTAAAAAAATGGGCTACTGGAGATGGCCACGCAGATAAACAAATGATGATGGATTATTGCCGAACAAGGTGGCATATTGATCCAGGAAACGATGATAATATGGCAGATGCAACACATATTTTTATGTATTACAAAAGAATCTATAAATTAGAATAGCATGGAATACTTACAAAGACGTGATTTTAGAGAAAGACCTATTCCTACACAGGAAGCAGACCTTCCAAAAACACGAAAACAAAGAAGAATTGAGAATCGTAAAAAAGAAGAGTTTTCAAGTACTCTTACCAGATTATTAACTGGTTTTTACGACTTCTTAGGTCAAAAAAACAAACCCTCAGATCAAGAAGTGAGGGATGAATTCACAAACAGAAATGGTCGCTGGATGCAGTATTGCGCGAAAAACCATATGATGCCAAAAGCTTATCAGTTATTTAAAGATAATGTACGAGAAGCATGGTATCACGAAAAAAAGGCAGAGAAATAAGTGACGAAGATGCGGCAGTAATGCGCGACTTATTCGAGAGGTATGTGACTCCTAATATGGGGTTGGTTTTTAAAGTTTGTAGTAATTATACGGATGATCCGAAAGATGTGGAAGATAACTTCCAGGAAGTTCTAATAAACTTGTACAAGTATATAAGAACTTATAATCCAGAAAGACCTATTCAAGCATGGTTACATATTGTAACAAAACATTGCGTATATCAGCTTAATTTAAAAGAAAAGCGGCTTGGTATGTTGCAGGGAAGATTGGATGATCTAGGCGAAGGATTCGGAACATTGATTGACGAATCCTCGCTTGGGGAAAATGTCTTTTCTGTTGATAATTATAAGGAATTCTATACAGATAATGTTTTGAAAGCGATAGATAAACTTGAACAACCTTACAAATCAGCCATATTACTTCAACAAGCCGGATTCAAACTAAAAGAAATTGCAGATATTGAGTATAAATCCGGAAATATTAAAAAGAATAATGTCGACACTATTAAAAGCAGGCTATTCTTGGCCCGACAAAAACTTAAAGAAGAGATAGATAGATATGGAAACAAAAAGACAGATTAAGGATATTGTTAAGGTTTATTCCAAGATAGTTAAAACTACTATAGACCCCAAATTCAAATTCCCAGAAAGAGGAAAGGCGATAGAGCAATTATCCAAATTTGTAAATAAGTTTTCAGTTATATGTGGCGGAGAAATGAATAATTCAAGAATGGTGGATTATTGTATCTTCCAGGCACATAAAAACCAAAACTCCGAATGGCAACAACAATTATCAATTTCGTCATTCGGAGATACGGCTATCAAAAAATACACCGAAATGTCTTCAAAGGGCAAATCCTATATTGAAGACAAATGGTTACAATCATTTGATTTAACTAGATCTTCTTTATTGAGTTTAATAGAAAAAGCTGCCACTCACCCACTAGAAGAATATATTTACATGAAATCTGAAGAGGTTGCTAAAAATAGATTCTTCAATTCTCCAACGGGTTATTTTCTTTGTTCGACATCTACATTAGGGTGGAGTCCTTTTTCTCCTACCTGTAACAAATGCAATAATGTTGATAAATGCAAGGAAATGACGAGAGAAACCTTTCCAGAATTATATAGAATTAGACTTGAAAGAGCAGAACATGAAAAATAATGCTAATTTATTAACTGAAGACTTCCTTTATGAGCTATACCGGTGCTGCATGGAACATGATAATGTTTGCAGTATTATGTGCTCTTATATGGAAACTTCTTACCTTCCGGACAGGGATTTTATTTCTTTACAAAATTATATTTCAAAATTCTACAAAGAGCATGGAATGGCTCCTACACCAAATGTAATGTCTCAAATGGTTTCCACAAATAGAGGGGTTAGCTCTTTATTGGACGACATAAGAGATTATTCAACAGATGTAGAGCCTGAAATTATCTTAGAGCAATTTGAAGAATATATTAAACAAGTAAAGTTTCATCAAGCACTAAAAGAAATGGGAGAGTTCCAGGCTCAAAAGAAAGAAGAAGAAGCCATGAAAGTCTTTGATGATTTTAGTGAATGGAAATCAAATTTTGGATTTTCTAAAACAGACTTTACGGACGTAGCCGAGACGTTTTCTTCCAGATATGCTAAAAATAAAGAAGCATGTTCTGGAAATTCTAAACTTCCACCGGTTACTAGATTTTATATAGATCAGTTGGATGCTTTAAATAAAGGCAGAGATTTGAGGGGTCAACTTACTTATCTAGCTGCTTCTACTGGAGTTGGTAAATCACATATAGCTAGATGGATAGGCAAGTGTGCAGCATTTGAGGATGGATTAAATGTTCTCCATTTCCAGTTAGAGGGTAAGCAAAAAGAGGTACTTGATGCTTATTCGGCTTCATTAGTTGGATGCACATCTTACCAATATGAAACTGGCGATTTGTCTAATGATGAAATGGATCATTCTATAGGAATCATAAAAAAGATGGCTGGGAGCATAAAGGTTAAGGCTTATAAGGCTTTTACTGGAGACGTACCAACAAGTAATATCAAGAATGAAATAGAAAAATATCACAAGGTATATGGAGAATACCCCAGTATTATAATAATTGATTCTGGGGATTTGTGTACTGATTCAAGTGGTAGAAAGTGGAGTGAAAAAGGAGAAAGGCTTAAAAGAATAGCTGTCGCACAGGATTTAAAGAAGTTAGCTGAAGAGATAAATGCTTGGGTTGTTGTTACTTACCAAACAACTATTGAAAACAGAGAATGGCTTAATGATGAAACGAATGTATTAACCGAATACAATATGTCTGAATCAAAAGGATTGTCAAGACCGGTAACCCATCTTATAACACTTAATCAAAGTGACAACGAAAGAAAGGAGAATGTTATGAGAATTCATATCGCGAAAGCTAGGTTCTTTAAACGTGGTGAACCTACATTTAAAATAGCTACCGATTATGACCATGAAGCTTTCTATGATAGGCGAAGATCAATAAGACTTATTGTTAGAAAATCAGCCGCATAATGAAACTTAATAAAGAAGAGTCAGAGTCTTTAATATCTGAATTAACTATCGAATTAGATGCCACTATTGATGGCGGAAGAAAGAATTTGGTGGTTCCTATATGCCCGTATTGCGGACATGAGGGGGGTAAATTTGGTATATATATCGGACCTCCAACCGAAAAGAAAAAACCATTTATGTCTCACTGTTTCTCTTGTGGAAAATCTGTGAGAGATATAGAACAACTACTCAGGGATATAAATAGAACAGACCTTATCCCTGAAGAGATTGTTGACTTTGCTGAAATGAATTCCTCTACTCCGCTAGATTTTTTAGATAAAGCAAATGAGATAGATGATTCTTTGGAGATTGTGGAGATGCCTGAAGGATTCAAAACTGTTCGCAAAAACGCTTATTTGAAGAGCCGTGGATTTACTCCAATAGATTATTTAAAATTTCCAGTAGGAACCACTAGAGGATTAAACTTTAAATTTGACGACTATGTTTTATTTCAGATAATTGATGCTGGAGAATGTGTGGGTTATATTGGTAGACATATATGGTCCAAAGAAGAGATTGAGAAATATAATCACAAAATGAAAATACTTGGGAAATATCAAGTACCCAGGTATAAAAATAGTAATGAAGTAAATGAATTTGTAAAGCTGTTGTATAATTACGATTCAATAATAGAAAATGAAACCGACACAGTTATAATAGTTGAGGGAATATTTACTTGCATGTCTCTTATAAGAAAGTTCAATTTGTACAACAACCACAGGATAGCTGTAGTGGCCACATTTGGAAAGAAAATATCTGACATACAAATATACAAGATACAGTCTAAAGGTGTACGTACGGTGGTCATAGGCTACGATGGAGATGCCGTGAACGCTATAAACAAAACAGCAGATCAACTAAATGATTATTTTGACGTATATATAGCAGATATTCAAGACTCCAGTCATGATTTTGATGATATGGATTTCTGGGAAGCGTACGATACTTTTTCTTTAAACATAAAAACACCAAGGGAATATAAATTAAATAAAATTCAATTATGAACGAAGAACTTTTAGCGTGGTTGAACAATAATAAAATACAATATCACGTAATAGATAATGAAGTATTTGAGATAGAGGACTTTGGAAAAGTTTTTTATGAAGATACTGACTCACTACATTCTATATTTAGAATTGATGAAAATGAAGAAGTTAAGTTCAATTCTATGGAGAGTACTTCTTCATTAATGAAAGAAGATATAAATTATATTGCGTTTAAATTTGGAGATAACTTTTATTATTACGATCTTCGCGAGGAGTTTGAATTCAACATACTTAAATACGTTGGCAAAACGCCATCACTAAAACATTCCAGAGAGTTTGTAAATCTGGGAATACATTCACAATTTGAACTGTTGAATGGTAGTTTTTCTATAGGCGATTGGATTAAAAAGGCTAAGTATTTAGGAGAATCTGGAATAGGAGTGTGTGATTACAATACAATGGCATCACATTTAATATTGCAGAAAGAATGCAAAAAATCTGGAGTAACCCCTATATTTGGATACTCTCTTATATTTACAGACGGAGAAAATAAAGTAGGAGCAAAAATATACGTGCAATCACAAGACGGATTGCAAAACTTACTCAGGATTCAAAAAGCAATAAATGTTGATTCGCAAGATAAAACAATAGACATTCAGGATTTGCTTAAATATGGTCCGGGTAATGTGATAGTGTTCGACAAATATTCTTCATATTGGCTTAAGTCACTTGGAGAAAATATTGATTTGTTTTATGATAAATTTATTGATTGTTTTTATCAATTAGATTTAACTGAATACAAATCAGAAAGAATAGACATAAAAGTACTTGAAGCGACTAAGTATTATTTTGATAATGAAGACATTGATGTTTCTCCAATATTGATAACAGATTGTTATTATTTGGATAAAGACGATTCAAGAAACAAAGTAATACTTAACAAAATCGCTTCAGGTGCGTCTCATGAACAAAGTCTTGGGCAATATTTCAAAGATTTGGATGAGCAGTATGATTTGCTAGATGGGTTATTTGACCATTCAAAACATGATGTTAATAGTATTTTTGAAATGGCTTGTGATAATACGGTTTCTATTTTAAATGGTGCTAAGGCTAGTTTTGATACTGAGCACAACTTCATGCCAGCATACGACATGACACCGGAAGAAATAGAAAAATACGGAGATCAACACAGTATGTTTCTCCAGTTGTTAGATGATGGATTTAAAAAACTCGTTCCAAAAGGAAAAGAGGAAATATATAAAAAAAGGTTAGATTATGAAATATATGTTCTTGAATCCACTAATAATCTGGATTATATGCTTGTTCAATATGATACTGTCAATTGGGCACGCGCTAACGATATACTTGTCGGTTCAGGGCGTGGATCTGCCGGTGGTTGTCTTGTGTTATATCTTTTAGGTATAACGTTAATAGATCCAATAAAATACGATTTAATTTTTGAAAGATTTCTTCTTCCGGAACGTGCTGGATTGTATCCATCAAAAACAACTATTGTTGGAGAAGATATTGAAGTTAAAGAATATACAGAAGTTACCTTGTCAAATAATAAAAAATACAAGATAGCTAATGATGCCATCTTATTAGTTAATAGAGATGGAGTTGAAGAACCACTAGAAATTGAAGCTAGTGAGTTAAAAGAAGATGATGATATTTTATTTGATAACAGAGATGTACTATTTACTTTAAATGAAATTTAATATGGAACTAGAATTAACAAGAGAGATGAACAAAGCCTTAGATATAGTGTGTAATACTAAGGAACATGTATTTATTACTGGAAAGGCTGGTACTGGAAAGACCACTCTTTTGAAGTATTTGATGGAGCATACAAATAAGAAATGTGTAGTCGCAGCACCTACCGGCATATCAGCTATAAATGCTGGTGGAGTTACGTTGTTCAGTTTATTAAATATTCCATTCGGACCGATACCTCCTACCGGTAAAATTGAGGAGATACGAATGAAGAAAGAAAAAATAGATCTTCTAAGAGATTTAGACACTTTGATAATTGACGAGATAAGTATGGTAAGATCAGATCTACTCGATTATGTTGACAAAAAACTTCAAATAATAAGAAGATCAAGTCTTGCTTTTGGTGGAATGCAACTAGTAATGTTTGGAGATTTATTTCAATTACCTCCAGTAGTTAAATCTGAAGATAAGGCTATACTGGACGCTTTCTATACGAATACTTATTTCTTCAACTCTTGGGTGTTTAAATATCAATCATTTTTTAATGTAATTGAATTAACTCACATATTCAGACAATCGGATCCAAATTTTATTTCCATATTAAACAGTATAAGGGAATATAATGTTTCCAGAGATCAGTTAGAAATATTGGATGAGGCGCGTGATCGTAAAATAAGTCAAGATTTTGACAATGAATACGTTCATATATGCACCTATAAAAGAGATGTTGAAGCTATAAATTCAGAAAAGCTTGGTGTTCCTACCGATGTATTTAAAGCAAATGTTACTGGAGATTTTCCTAAAAATGCTGCTCCATGCGATTTAGTTCTTTCTATTCGTAAAGGCGCAAAGGTAATGACACTTGTAAATGATCCAGCAAAACAGTATTCTAACGGAACACTTGGGGTAATAATGGAGATAAAGCCTTCTGAAATATTACTTAAATTAGATAACGGCAAATTGGTGAATGTGTCCAGATGTAAATGGAGTAATTTTAAATATTCGTCTGTACGCGGAGAAATAACTAAAGAAGAGATTGGAAGTTGTGTCCAATTTCCAGTAACATTGGCTTGGGCTATTACCATCCATAAAAGCCAGGGTCTTACGTTTAATAAAGTTTCGTTACATATGTCGCACGCATTTTGTCCGGGCCAACTATACGTTGCTTTAAGTAGATGCAGATCTTTGGAAGGTATTGTTTCTGATTCGTTTATAAAAAAAGATATGATTATTCCAGACCAACCTTTGCTTGACTTTGAAGAAAAGTACAAAAAAGCTAATAACAAATACGGTAAAATCGAAGAAACCTTGGCGTTATGAAAGTAGTAAGCGTTAAACAAAAAACATCAAATAACCCTGTCAATGTACTAGATATGTATGTTGACAGTGGTTATTTACAAGGTGAGTCTGGATCATTGCCGGATGTGGATGTCGACTTCCAATCAGATAGACGGCAAGATGTAAAGAAATATATTGAAACCAGATATAATCATGATGGAAAGCAAAGGGTATTTTCTGCCGGCACCTTTACTACTTTGAAAATAAAAGCAGCTATCACCGATGTATCCAGAATATACCGAGTTCCTGTAAGTACGGTTAAATACATCACCAAAATATTTGATGATGATAAAATGACTTGGACCGACTTATTTAAGATGGCTGCCGTAAACCCTAGAGTTAAGGGTTTTATTATGGATTTTCCACAAGTGATAGAAGACATAAGGACGTTGATGAACTCTCCAAGATCTTCTTCTATTCACGCCTCAGCCCTATTGGTTACTCCTGATTATAGAAACGGAAAAGATATGGAGTGTTTTGATTATACTCCTATAAAAAAGATTGACGGTGTTCTAATATCTGAATTTGATGGCGGGTCACTGGATGATCAGGGATTGTTGAAGAACGATGTGCTGGCAACAAAAGAATTGTCTAAACTCCAATCAATAATGAAGATATGTAATTCAACCTATAATGCCGGAGTGTCTCTTGAAGGACTTGTTACAGGCAATATGGACGATCCTAAAACATATGAATTATTAAAGGATGGTTTTACAAACGATGTCTTCCAGTTTACCGGTAATGGAATAACAAAATTCTTGATCGACCTTAAGCCTGAAAATATAAACGACTTAACAGCAGCCAACGCACTTTATCGCCCAGCTACACTTACTTTCGGCAGTGCACAAAAATATGTAGATTGCAAACTCGGTGATGATACTCCAGTATATTTGTGGGGTACTCATGAAGCGTTGAAAGATACTTATGGTGTAATGTGTTATCAAGAAGATTTGGCAAGAATAGCTAGAGAGGTTGGAGGATTTTCTTTAGGTGAAGGAGTTAAGCTTGTAAAATTTATTTCCAAAAAGAAGGTAGACAAAATTATGGCCATGAAAGATAAATTCATGAAAGGTGCCAAAAATAATAAATGTCCGCAAGAAGATGCTGATAAGATATGGGAAATGATGGAAGCTGGAGGTTCGTACCTATTCAACAAATCACACGCCACAGCATATTCTTCTATGGCTTATGTGAGTGCGTACCTTAAAGCGCATTATCCATTAGCGTTTTACACAGTAGCTTTACAATGGGCTAATAAAGAAAATATACCTACATTAATTAGTGAGATGGAAATTTGTAGTGATGCGAAGATCGTTCCTCCAGATATAAATAATGCTGAAAAAGACTTTCATACTGACTATAAACTAAATGAAATATTTTGGTCTTTCTCTAGGATAGATAAGGTTGGAGTTAAGACTATTGAGTTTATTATATCCGAAAGAGAAAAAAGAGGAGAATTTACTTCTTTGGAAAATTTCTTAGAAAGGATATTCAAATACAAACTTAAGAAAACAGAATATTACGATGATCCAAATGACTCCGGTGAGTCTGAAAAATGTCCAGTAAACACTCTTCATGTAAAGAACCTAATACTAGCCGGATGTTTTGATAATATCGAACACGTCCTATCGGTTGTTGAAAGGTACGATCTTTTGAATAGAGCTTCGGATATACTTAAATTTGAAATAAAAGACGCGGATTTTCCAGAAGAAGCTATTCAAAAACATTACTTCTGGAGCCAAAAACAAATAGCTGTGAGTGGTCTTGGTTCTATTGATTATAAAAGAATTTATGATGGAATGGAGATCAAGAACAAACTTAAAACAAGAGCCGGATGGGTTACCTTAGAGATGGCATTAGAAGATAGATATGATGGGAAAAAAGGAATCATACTCTCTTCTATAGCTGATATTGAAGAGAAAAAATATATAGACAAAAAGTCCGGAGAAGCTAAAGATTATTGTAAGATATTACTTCAGCAAAACAACACGATCGCAGAACTTGTAATATGGAATGATGAGTGGATGCAAGTTAGGAGTATGTTCAATAGATCTGGTAAAATAAGCGATGTAAAGAATAAGATGATGGTAGGAGTGTTTAACATAAGATTTAGTGAATTCTCCAGAAAAAATACTTTACAGTTTGCAAAAAATTCATTAGTAGAAATAGTATAATCATGGAAAAAAGAAAATGTATTACTTTTGATGCTGAGGCTAAAAATTCTATTCCTCAGAATATATTGGACAAAATGAAGTCCGATAAAGAAAAAGCTAGAGAAGATGTGCTTAATAGTTTCAAAGAGGCATCTAGGAGTTCTTACCTTTTTAGTATTTGCAAGACTAGAGCGCATGTGGGATTTGACGCTATAGTAAAATCTTGGAATAGACCTAAAATTAAATTAGTATGTATAATTGGTGATTCCGGTGTAGGAAAGACGTTAGCTGCAAACTATTATGTTAATTCGCACAATAGTTCTCATTTAATAACCTCTTACACAACTAGACCTATAAGAAATGGAGAAGTTGAAGGCATTGATCATTATTTCGTTACTAAAGATAAAATTCCTGAATATGACCTTATGCTAGCTTATACAGTATATGGAGAATATGAATATTGGACTACTATAGGTCAATTGTGGGTAGGAAAAGAGAATGTGTATGTAATTAACGAAGACGGTCTTTCTCAATTAATGCACAAACCTATATTTCAGTTAATTGATTTACGTGCAATATTAATTGAAAGAGAAATTAAAATTAATGATAATGAAAGAACCGATAGAGATAAGGACAGAACCAGATACCCAAAATGGTTCTACGATTATGTGATAAATAACAATAAACCCAAAGAAGATTTATTTACAAAAATATCTAACTTAACTGTTTATTAATATGATAAAAGATGAAAAAGTTCCCATAGTAGTTTTTACTATGGATTTTGAAACTGGAGGTTTAGATTGCCAAAAATGCGCATGTACTCAGATAGCTATACATGCTATACGTATTGATACTTTTGAAGTGATTGATAGACTGGTGCTTTACTTTTATCCATACAAGAAACAGGATAAGGGAGTCCCTAAAAAGAAAGTATTGAAAAGCAAGTATGAAGAAGAGGATGCTCCACTATTGGAATATAACGAAGGTGCAGAAAAAGCTACCGGAATAACGATGGCTATGCTTGAAGAAAAAGGTACAGATATTGAAGAAGTGGCTGAAAAGATACTCGACTTCATATCTACTAATGCAGCTCTAGTAAAAAAGAAAGCTGAACGTCCATTCTTTATAGGCCAAAATATAATCTTTGATATTGGATTTATGCAGCAAGTAATGGCTTATACCAACAATGAAAAGAAATTCTCTTCACTGGTAAGAGGAGAAAAAGACTTTTATGGAAACTTCCAGCCATTATATATTGATACCATAGTTCTTGGACAATTAGCTTTAGGAAATAAATCTGACATAAATAGTTGGAGCCTGGAATTACTTGCAAATAGAATGGGTATTGAAAATGATGATGCGCATGATGCAGACGCGGACGTAGAAGCTACTACTGGTATAGCTAGAGAATGTGCTATAAGAATGAGAAGTTCTGGTGGAAATGAAGATAGCGGCATAGCAGAACAAAAAAAAGAAAAAAGTAGAGACCATTTTAAAATTTGAATTATGGATAAGGATTGTGAGTTTTATGAAAAGGCTTCACCCAGAGCGAAGACTAAACCTGTTTTTGAACCAATATTTACCCCGCCCGTACATGTAGATCAGCCTACACCAAAAAAAGAGAAAGTACCTGTTGGAGATGTAAACGAAAAAGAGGTAGTATTTAAAGCTATATCTGATTTAAAAGGGGCTGTTGTGCAAACCCAGGATGGTTCTCAGAACATAATGGAAATAACCGGATATGATTTGAATATCAAGTTTAACTTAGATTTATTGAATAGCGTTCAGGATGTAGAAAACATGTTGATGGGCGTTACAGATATTTTTAGAAAAGAAGTTATGGACTGTCTTGTTAAAAAGAATAAGCAAGTTATTCAAAAATAAAATAAACATACTATTCTTTTTAAAATAACCCAGTATTATTTACTGGGTTTTTAATTGCAATAGTATGAAAAGATTAAGAAAAATACCGCAAGGATTAACTGAAAAAGAAGCTCAATTTTGTGAGATTTTTGTATGTGGATGTTCTCCATATGCAGGAAACGCAAAGAAATGTTACGCTGAACTGTTCTTTGTAACAGAGAAAGATTGCTCTATGGACGTGGTTGAGTTGATGGAGAGACAAGAAATTAAGGATTATATAACTACATTGAAGGCTAGAAATGCTGTAGATCTTGAAGCTCTTAGAACTAGATTAACGGAATCATTACTATCAATAGCCGATGAAACTTCTACAATGGAGATTATAGATCGTAAATTTGGTAAACAATCTCCAGCACCACTTAGGGCCGTAGCCGTAAACGCTATAAAGGCTGTACAAGAAATGTATCCTCTTAAAGTTGCCAGAGACACAAACCTAAATATAGGTACCGGCGGCGAGGCTGGAAAATCTGGAGGTGGAATAACCTTCAATGTGATAGTTCCCAGAGAAGAAAAAGAAGATAAAAATCTATAATAAAATGGCTGATAAAACCGCAAAATTCGTCACAGAAAACTTCAAAGGAGTTCTGTATGTACTATTCTTTGTTTTCAGTTTATATGGACAATATACGCTGAATAGATACCAGGTTCAAGACTTGGAAGTGAAATACAAAATATTGGATAGTAGGCTTGACAGGCAATACCAAAAGCTTGACGCTATAAAGCTTGACAAAAGTGTATTTGAGGTTACAATGAAACAGATCTCCTCAATGTCGGAAGATCTGCATGAGATTCGTGAGAACTTTATAGAAGCGATACAACAAAAAAATTTAAAATAAACATTATGAAAGTAGGGGATAGGATTAAAGTAACAAACTCCAAAGAACTTGGTGGTTGCGGCTTGTTTAAGCTTTCTGGGAGGAAGGGGACAATTTTGGAAGATCTTACAGATTCTGCTAGAAAAAATAAAGGGTATATAGTAAAATTTGATGAGCCTTATTTCGACGATGATGAGTGGTTTATTCCAGAAGACGCAGTAATAAAAGTATGATTATGATTACAACTAAAATGTATAAAATAGGAGCGGCTATACTGATTATATTATCAGTAATCCTACTAATATTTTATTTAAGTAGCCGATTATCTGAAGCTAATTCAAGGCTAGGAAGTTATAAGAACAACACTTATAGTTTAATGTCCGGAATGAAAACATTGAAATCAGATTCTGCCGGTCAAACTGTACAGATACAAGCACTTACTCTTGAAAAATCAGAGTTCAAAAAATATCGTGACTCTTTAACCGAAGTAATTGATAATCTTGGGATTAAGCTTAAAGATGTCCAGTCTACATCTACTCAAAAGCTTGTAGTCGAGGCGAACACAAAAGCTAAAATAACTTACAAGAAAGATATTAATGATACCACAAAAACAGTTGGAACCGCTGAAGAAAGTAATAAGAATATTGATGTAAAGACCACAATAAAGAACGACTCTGTATTCAATACGTTTAATCTTTCAGTAACATTGAATCAGATTACAAGTATAATTCCAAAGCATAAGTTCCTTTTCTGGCAATGGGGTATAAAAAGTATCAAGCAAACGATAACTACAAATAACCCATATGTAAAGTTAAATTATGCTGAATACATAAAAATAAATTAGGATTACCCCAACCACGATAAATGGTTGGGGCTATTCTTTTTAAATAAACAAATAATCAGGTCATGGAGTTACATATTAGAGAAAGGGTGTTGATACCTAATATTTTCCCTCAAAACGGTAAATATTCAGAGTACAATTTGAAAAAGTCAATTTTGGCAAAGATCGTTCTTTCCAAAGAAGACATTAAAGAGTATAATGTAAAGCAGCTAGAGGGTGGACAAATACAATGGGATCCCAGTAAAGATTCAGAAGTTCCATTAATTGTGGAATTTACAGAAGATGAGCTTAATTACATGAAGTCTTGCAGTGAAAAGAAATCAGAAGAAAATCTCGCAGATGATATGTGGGACACAATCGAAAAAATATATGATGCCACAGCAGAAAAAGCAAAAAAATAAACCGACATCGCAAATACATCTCTCTTTATGATTCTTTTTTTCATGTTAAGTTTTTATTTTATAGCGGCATTGCACACACAGCATTGCCGCTATTTTTAATCAGTAAATAATATGCTATGGGATTAGTAGAACCTAGAAATATAAACATAGAATTTAAACCATCCACAAGACAATATCAGCTTTGGAACTTGCTTCAGCCTAACAGATGCCCTAAGTGCGGTGGTACTATTAGTCAGCAAGAAGACGGAACAGATAGGGATGGTAATAAGAAATACAAACCCGTATGTGATGTATGTGGAATGACTGACATACCACAGCTAATACTTGGAGGTGGTGCTGCTGGTGGTGGTAAATCATTTATAGGATCATGCTGGCTAGTATCCAGTTGTATGAGATTTGAAGGTATTAGAGCTGTAGTTGCCCGTAAAACCTTAAAGTCTCTTAAGGGTTCTACATGGAATACCATAAGGACTGTTTTAAAACTATGGGGATTAAAAGAGGGAGAGAACTATAAGATAAATAACCTAGACATGACTATCACTTTCTGGAACGATTCTATAATAATCGCGCAGGAAATGACAGATTTGCCTTCTGACCCAAACTTTGAGAGATTTGGATCTTCAGAATATACTATAGCATTTGTCGATGAGTGTTCGGAAATTTCAGAAAAAGCTATAGAAGTTTTGTTCTCTCGTTTACGTTGGAAAGTAGATGAGACGTTTAAGATTTCAAGAATGCTTATGAGTACGAACCCTACAGTTAACTGGGTGCGTACGAGATTTGTGCAAGACGATGAAGGTAATCCAGCAATATGCCGGCCAAAAGAAGCTTATGTTAGATTTACCGTATTCGATAACCCTAATGAAAAATTTAGACAGACATATGTAGCCTCTTTATATATGATCAAAGACAAGGCTACCAGAGAAAGACTTCTATATGGTAACTGGGATTTCGTTGAGGCTAATGATATGGCAGCTTACTGGAACTTCAATGGAGACATCCATTTAGTACAGGGGTTGAAGGAAAATGTTTACAATCCGTTAAATCCACTTATAGTAGGATGGGATTTTAATGTGGCCCCATATATGAGCACTCTTTCAATACAAATAAACTATGATAAAAAAGAGTTCTATGTATTGGAAGAAACCCTGGGAAGACCACAAGAAAAGGAAAACAACACTCCCAGACTATCTAAGAAGATTAAAGAGAAGTATTTGAATGAACGGCATTTAGGAGGATTAATAATAACAGGAGATCCGGCGGGACTTGCGCGTAGTACGCAAACAGAAAATAACACCAATAACTATACTATTATATTAGATAACATCAAAAGTCCTATCTTAAGACCGAGGTTGCAAATAATGAAATCCCAACCTCCACAGATAACTAGATTGGAATTTGTGAATAGTATATTTAATAATTATGATGGCTGGAAGATAATGATAGATTTAAGGTGCCGTAAGTTGACGGAAGATCTTATTTATCAAAAGAAACAGTCAGATGGTACAAAGTGTAAGGCTAAGACACTAGATGTAAATACAGGGGGTAAATCGGAGAAATACGGTCACTTGTCAGATGTTCTTGATTATGCCCTATGCCAGTTTTTAGATAAGTCTTGGAATAAGTACAAGGGATTTTCTGGAGGAGTAACAACAAGTAATATACAAGCCTACGGTGGCTTTGATTTTTAAAATTATGTATAGACGTTTTTTAAACAATAAAGATTATCTGGGTAGTGTTAGCGTAAGTTCCATCGCCCAGTTAATAGGCACTGGAACTAACCAGGACCTTACAAAATACGATAAGGCTGAAAGAGTTGCTGAATCCGCTGTTACAGAATATTTGACAGAAAGCTATGATATTGAGGGGGAGCTTCTAAAAGGTAAAAACATTCTCAATTATAGCAGAATGATAACCTATCCAGTAGGTTCTCACTTTTATATGAATGGAGATATTTGCAGAGCTATTGTAAATATAAATGGTTATAAGGCTCCTACATCTACAGTATATTGGGAATTGAACATAAATCTTGAAAAAGATTCACCCGGAGTAGTTCCTTATTCTCAAATAGAAACATACAAAGAAGGAGATAATGTTTATTTTGGTGGGGGAGTATATACTTGTATGTACCACAATGGATACAGCTTCAATGATATAAGAGTGCCTGGAGTTAACGCATGGGATGTAATTCAAACATACGATTGGCAACCTACACCATATACTCTTTGGGAGGTAGTTAAATTTGATAGTCATTATTATACGCTTACAACTTTGACCGGGTACGATAATATAGTTGATCCAAAAACATCAACTTGCTGGGGGCTTATAGGAAATTATGACAATACACTTGACACCTATGAACTTAGTAATCATGAGTATGTGGTTTATAACGATAAGGTATATTATCCAATAACAAATCCTAATGCAGACACTCCAGTTCTAAATACTAATATTGATAACGATGATCCAAGAAACGAAAGCCTTGTAACTCACATGATTCAATTAGCGGTATTTGAACTATACAAGCAAATATCTCCAAACAATGTATCTCAATTCAGGATAGTGGATTACGATCACGCTATGGTATGGCTTAAAGACTGTGCTAAACTAAAAATAAATCCAAAACTGGATAGAAAAATTGATAGAAATACAAATGAACCGGTATCAAACTGGCAGCTTGGAACATTTGAGAGACAATTTAATCCGTATGAAAATCCTTGGCAAATATAAATAGAATAACCCCAGACAAAATTAATCGCCTGGGGTTATTTTTAAATTTCTGTTTCATCTGAAGGAAATGTGCTTTCATCAATATCACGTTTGCCTTCTGTTTCACCTGACGGAAAAGATCTATACCCTTTCTCATCCACTTCTGATTTATACAACATATTAATTAAAAATTGGTTGTCAATCTTTTTTAGGTTTTTTGCCATCCGATAAACATGAAATTATCGTTATTATCACACCTATAATAAGAATAGCTATTGCTAACACTATAGGTGCCCATAATGGAGCAAAAACCCACCACCATGACCAAGCTATCACCTTACACAATTTAAGCACCAAAAATGCTATAAACAAGGCCCCAGCGAACCCTAAACCTCCTGTACTTTTCTCTATTACTTTACTCATATTATAAATTATTTAAGACTATATTCGTTTGTTTCACACAAAAAATTCTTCTTAGATTTTACACTAATATTATTTTCTTTACAAAAAATATTTACAGCTTCAAGTATTTTTTCCACCTCTTTGTTGTATTTTTTAATAGAATTTTTTGGGATTAAAGCAAGACAAGACCCCCAATCCATTGTTAGATAACTATTATTAAATCCACTACCATTTGGATGAGTAGCGTTCAATTGATTTAAATATTCATTTTTCATAATCAAAAATTGTTATTAAAAACTTTCCAATCAGTTGCAAGAAAATCTGTTTCATTGGGAGTAAAAATAGATCCTTTGTAATAATAATTGTATGAATGGAATTTCCCATCTTCTTTACAATAAAATATAGCCATAACTGTATCTGGATCATTATCATCTCCTATTTCACGTCTTCCGGCAAGTCCAAATTGTTTAATCAAAGATAGAGCCACTCTTCCGGAAAGTCCTTCGCTAATTTGATAAGCTTCTTCAAAAGTTACTTCAGGAGACCAAGATTTATACCCATCTTTGTACTCAACCAAATACCCATTACGTGGATCGTCCCATTCTGCAATTTCTGGAATATCTCTTACTTTACGGCAAAACTCTTGATCTGTCATTGGTGTAGCATTAACCATCTTACACCCAACATATGTTTTCATATCATCAATCATCGTATATTTCTTTATATTTATTAGACACTTCCCAATCTTTAGCTTTTAACTCTTTATCTGTTGGATAAAACGAAAAAGTACCACATGCCGGATCAACTCCAGAAATACGAAAATCTTTTCCATCGTATATAATAAATTCAGAATTATTGTCGCTAGATTTACGTCCGCCACGAAGATCAAACTGCTTTATCAAAGATAGTGCAATGGTTCCAGATAAACCAAAACATTTTGTATATCCGGAATATTCTTTATCTTCAAAAACAATATCACTCATCCATTCTCGGCGTCCACTATCGTGTTCTATACAGCATCCATTATCTTCCATATTTTTGAAAGCGTGAGGAGCTAATTCAAACGTACTTAAATGATATAATTTGCAAAAGTCACCCCTTTTCATAGGAGTAACTTTCACATTTTTACATTTTATATAATATCCGGCTTCCATAGATTATTCATCTAAGGGGTTTGGTTCGTCTCCTATCATCCATTTGATAGCATACTTGACTCCTTGCTCATAAGTCATACCTGGGAACTTAGAAGATCCAGTGTTTTCCGATTGTGCACATTGATTCAATACATCGTCAATTTGCGTATCTGATACTTCAATATTGTATTCCATAATTTAAATTGTTTTTAATTTTTCTAATTCTTCGTCAGACATTTTTAGTAAAATATTAACTGGCAGATCGCTATTTTGACAAAGTAGTTTTGGTTTTATATTATTTTTATTCATAAAGCACAATAATTCATGAATATGAAACATTAAACCATCGCAATTAGACTCATCATATATTATTTCCCCATTTGATGCATATACATTGTATCCTATCCATCCATCATTACCTCTGTAAATAGATACAGATACTTTTTTGTTGAATCCAAATGAAATCAACAACAATCTCAATAATCCAGACCCACTCATAATTAATCAATTACTTCCCAATCGGTCGAAAATAGCTCAATCATAGTTTCTTTCCAAGGTACACGTCCGAACCTGGAAGTAACATACAAATACGGTGCCGTCATTCCAATAACATCTCCTTTTTCTGGAACGTATGCTGAAATGAATACATCTTCTTTCCATTGTGGTAGGCGCATCTTTTTACCAAGTTGTCGTACATATTCAAGAGCTATTCCGAAAGGTAGGTCTTTCTTTTCATCAAAATTCATTTCGTCAATTGATAACCCATAAAAAGAAGTATTCACCCCCTTTAGAATAATTGCTCCAGTTTTTATAAAAGAATTATCTGGCACTAAATATCCGTCTTCTAGTGCTTTTTTAAGATAATCTTTTGCATCAACTTTGGTGACATATTTATTTGGATTTAGAATTTTATCCATCTCTTCATCTGCACGATCAAGTTCTTCTTTTGAGACAGTTTTCTTTTCCAACTCCTGATATTCTTTGAATTGTTCAGCGAAAAATGAATTAGTAAATGATAAAATATCACCATTAGAAAATTTTACAACGGCATCTCCTTCACAACAAATTCTGTGATTTCCATTGAAATCCTTAAATTCGTATTGTATTTTACCGCTTTCATTTTTACCTTTTACTTTCGTTGGTATCGTACCAATAAGTCCTAAACTAGTAAGTTCATTTCCTGGAGAGAATATCATAACCGTACATTCTGATCCACAAAATTTTCCCTTAAGATAAACAGGTTTTTTCATTTAATTATACTACTAAATTGATTAATAACTTTTAAATCTCCATTAGGAAATTTCATAATTGTATCTCTAGTACTGGCAAATGACATTCTTCCGTAAGTAAGTCCATATTTTGCTGGAATCTCCAAAATATATCTGGTAATTATAGGATGTTCGGTATCAAGACTTTTTTCAACACCTCTTGATGTCGGGCAACTTCCACAAAAATTACAAATTTCTTTGTAATTATCCAGAGTTATCTGAATGCTTTCGATACTTTTTATATTTGAATCCATTATTTCTGTTCTTTAAATTTAGATAATCCAGAAATAAGTCCCGGAACCAATATCAAGTAAGGATAAATAGGTTCATACCAGCTAGGAAGACCTGAAGTACCAATAGCCCAGGTAGAAGTTATTACCGAAATAATAACGCAAACATATTTACTTATATTATGAATAAGCAAATATATTTTTGGAGTTTCTGATCTGTACTTATTCACCAAGTACATAACACCGGATTTAATTTTTGAAGGAATAGCTACAATAAAACCCTTAATATTTATAGCTAGTTGTTTTAACTTATTCATAGCCCTTGTTTTTTGTACCTAGCATATGCCTGAGATAAGCTTTGGTCATACGGGGTGCGATTATACTTTTTTGCTAATTCACGAAATCCTGCTCCATTATAGTACGTAGCAGCCAATGCCCAGTTTTTTTCTTGGATTGCCTTCTTAAGATTACCGTTATGATCAACGGATACGAATTTGAAGAACTGATATACCTGACGATCTAATCCTTTTTTTGCATCGTCCCACATATCATCCACGGACCTATAACCAAGAGCTGAATAATTCCAGCCCATTATTTGTCCGAGTCCGATACTGGTACATTTCATAGCCTCTTGTTTGTCTATAGCAAATGCGCTATTAAACGCTATCCATTCTTCTGATTGATTATGGTGACTGTTTGAATACCATCTTCCAGATACATTGGCGCGTGGATTGCGGGTATGGAATTTGCTTTCTTCAAAGCGAATAATGATCTTGTGAGTTTCATCATCAATGCCAACTCCACCGGTTTCTACTGAAAGGAAGCTACAACTAGCTTCTATTTCAATGTCTTTTGCTAAAGGTTCTGCCTTTATTAATCCAATAATTTTCTGATCCATTTTATTTTGTTTTAAGAGAACATACAGCTATTCCTGGTTGTCCGGTTTTAACTTCCAAATCTGAAACTTCTTCTATCGTAAACAATACATCGGAAGGGTCAATCTTAAGTGCTTCCGATAAAATTTTTATAACTTCCCACTGAGAGTAGGCAACAACTATAGCCCATTGATCCGGCTCATCTTCTTCCACAAGTTCAGCGTGAAATATCTTAAAGTCTTCAAGAAAACTTGCTAATTCTCTAAATTCCTTACGATAAGTTTTTGCTATAGCTCCTTCAGCAATACACCCTTTTGAATTTCCCCAACCTTTACAAAACACAATAAGATCTGCTGAATCAACGATAAATTCAACATCTTTTCCCAAATAATATCCATAAGACTTCCCCTTTTCATCACACACATCATAAGGAGTAGTTAAGGTTGCTTCTGGATACTTTTTGCTAATGATTTCTTTGGCTTCTTTTAAATCTTGTTCAATGTCAGATCTAACTCTCCCATTCATGGGAACACTAATGTAAATATTCATTCTTCTTTATTTTAAATTATAAATTCTTACATCTTTCGTCTTCCAAAATGCTTTTAAAATTACATGTAGCAATATCAACCAATATAGCTGAATTGAAATGATCCCAGTTAAGAGAAAAAATACACGGGTAACTAGTTGGATATTTGTCTATTAACTTTCTAGCTTCTTCTTTAGCAATTTCATATTCTTGTCCAGCATTTGAAAAATCATATATTGAATTATTGAAACCATTTCCATCGTACGCTATATACATTCCTTTTGGAGACAATTTTTCACAATTATTTTCAGGAACAACGTGCCCGTTTATTAAATACGATTTCCATCTTTTGGAGATATTTCTCCAATAAAGATCTCCTTCTTTTGAACCGGCCCATATAAAAGAACTACTAATAGCATCTGGATTTGAACAGTAGAGTCTATAATATCCATTTAAACCGCCCTTCCATTCTTTCGTATACTCATCAAATTTTTCTACAGCCCCTTCTTGTTTTAGGAACATGTACAATAAAGTTTCTTCTTTTCTAAACATAATTCTATATTCTTCCTAATTGTTTTAATTTATCCAGCGCTAATTGTGCGCCTTCCGCAATATAATTAATGTCTGATTCTTGAAATATGTGAGGATTACCGTTTTTAGTTGAAATAGACGCATATCCAAAAAGTATACTATTAAATAGTTTCACGTATTCTATATTTTCATTTTTAAAAGTATCTCTAATCGAATCATCCATTATTACCACATCAATATGATCGTGGTATTCGTATGGAAAATCCACGTTACCCCAAACCATTTTGTGATTAGGAGTATCCATAAAAAATCTTGCGGCGATCACTTTCCCGGTAGATTTTTCTTTTATTAAAACAACATCATCTCCATTCATGTTCTCCATATTCGTAATCTGTTAATTCTGGGTTATCAAATATATTTCCTAAAACATTTAAAATTTCGATATGCGGAGAAGCTCCAACTTGGACTTTTTTTCCATTACCCAAATATATGTCTCCACACACATTAACTAAACTTTCTTTTTTTGAACAACACATCTCAAATTCAGATTTTTCTTTTGAAAAATACGAGTCTGAAAAATCCAAAAATTTTACTATATCTCCATTATATATTTCAAATCCTTCCCATAGTTCGTAATTGTTTGGAATAGATTCTGCAAGCATTCTTCCAATAGTACGGTTATTAACTTCGTACCCCCCAATCAATATTCTTGGATGAAGTTTTCCGTCTTCTCCGATACCCTGAGAGTGAGTAAAATCACCAAATCTCCAGATACCGGTTTTATCTTTTCCTCTAAATTTGACCTTTATTTCCATTACTTCTTATATTATTTCTTGGCTTTATTCTGGGTCTTTCTATGTGACCTTTGCAAATGTACTGTTTTCTTTTCCAAAAATAATTCTGATATATGTTAAATGTTACTTTTTTCATTAATTTTCTAGCCTCTTTTTCTGCTTCCTTTAAAAGCTTCTCGTATCTTTCATTTTCAATTCTTGCAAACTCTTCCAGTTCTCTTTGCCTTCTATTTAATCCCTCTTTCAGTTCTAATTTCTGAAATTCAATGACAAGTTTTCTCACTTGTTCGGGAGACATGTGTATTGTTTGAGTAGAATATCCAAGAATTTCACACTTTGTACAGGTATCTTCCTCATGATCTTCGTAATCGTCAGCTCTACGCATATTGTTTTTCTTTTAAAAGTTTATTGCACAATGATTCACACAAAACTTTAGCCATATTAACCTCTACAGCGTTACCGATAAATTTCTTTTGTTCAGCTTGGGTTCCTATCAACTTGTAGTCTTCAGGGAACCCCATTATCTTTTTCAACTCTGGAATTTTCAACATTCTCATTTTTATATCAATTATCCCATACATGATCATAAACTGCTTTATTTTTACAGTCATAGGAGAATCAGTGTCAAGTACAGTTATAGCATTCACACCGTTCTGTGGAGCTATTAGATAAGGTGGCATCTTATCCATTCTAGCAATAAGAGTAAAACATGGTTTGTCTATACTTCCACCAGCACTATTGAACTGAGGATTCATAAGATAATGCCATTTTCTATTTGCTGTTATTACATTTGAAGGTTTATCAATAGAACTTCCTATATTTTTAAAACTTGTGTCCATAATCCATGGTTTGCAACTTACTACTGCATATTTGGGATTTGTGGTAACGCATCCTACAGGTTTATTGATTGAGGTAGGTTTGCTTTTACCAAATTGTTGATCAATAAATACCGGATTAACCAATCTTTGTTTGGGATTTGTAAGAACTGCCGCACATGGTTCCAAAACACTGCCAAGTTGTCCGCCTCCAGAATAATAATTAGCAAAGAAAGGACGAACAAGTGAAAGCCTATCTTTTGTTAGAACGGTTGGCGATGGTAATCTTAATGATTGATTTGTTCCATGTCCATAATACGTAGAAATAAACGCATGGTGATCTATTGTAGTTATAGCACCTGCTGGACCATTAACTGAAATATTTTTACTACCTGGTGCTCCAGAGAATTGCTTTGAAAGAAAACATGTTTTTACCAACTCCATATTACCACCGGTAGTAGTAACCGTTCTTGCTGGACGATCTATTGAAAGTACTCTGCTTTTACCAGGCCCTGAATTACGTTGCTGAATAAAAGAATCTTTACCGCCGGCAACAAACTTTATCAGCCCAGCATATATTCTTTCCAGGGTATGTTCTACCAACGGCTTCTTTCTGGAAAATATAGAATTCCCTTCATCTGAAAAATCTAATACATCTTTCACAGGCTTCCATGGTTTTAAAGAAGATTTTTTATCAGTTTTCTTTGAGTATGTTGTTTGTGGAAATATTATTGGATAGCCATATTTTGCGAATATTCCAAAAAATCTTTTTCTAGTTGTATAGGCTCCATAGTCCGCTGCATTCAATATACGGTGATCAAAATTGTAACCGTACTTCTTTACCTTTTTAACCCATAAGTCGTAAAGACGACCCTTATCTTTTGAAATAGGGTGCCCCTTATCGTCCATGTCGCCCCAACCCATAAATTCTTCAACATTTTCTATCTGAATGTAGTCCGGATTAATTGCTTCTATGTATCTGAACAGATGATCTGCCAAGGTTCTGCTATCCGCATCGCGTGGTTGGCCGCCCTTAGCCTTACTGAAATTAGTACATTCCAGACTTGCCCATAGCACAACCCTGGCATTTGGATACATTAATCGACATTGATTTAAATACACCCGGAGTCTCATCAAAGCTAAAACTCTAATGTCTTCAGTAAAATGAAGAGTATCTGGATGATTTTGTAGATGGCTTATTATAGCGTTTTTGTCATGATTTACACATATTACCACCTTGGCACATTTCTTTCCATTAATTACAGCCTCTTCTACTCCAGTACTTGTTCCACCGGCTCCGCAAAACAAG